CAGGGCATAGCTTAGCCTGGTAAAGCGCGTGTTTTGGGTACACGAGAGCGAAGGTTCGAATCCTTCTGTCCTGACATAGAATGCAAAGGACGTCTAAATAGTAGCATAGGCATAAAACTATGAGGAAGTCCTTTGCATTACACGATCTACAAAATAACCCATCGGTCAAGTGGCAAAATCTACATTGGTAAACACCAGACGAATAATCTTGACGACGGCTATATGGGTTCAGGGAAAATTCTGAAACGTGCCGTTGAAAAGTACGGTATTGAAGAATTTGAAAAGGAAATTCTATTCGACCTTAATTCCGAGGAAGAAATGAATACTATGGAAGCCGAGCTTGTGACTGAGGAATTTTGTAGTCGCAATGATACATATAATCTCTGTCCAGGAGGACACGGTGGTTGGGGATACGTGAACTCTAACGGTAAATCCGTAAACTACATAACCAAAGACAACAGCTTGGAATTGGCAAAGTTGTCTAAAGATCGAAAAGAATTCTTGTCTAAGACTGATCCGGAGTGGAAAAGGAAATATTCTGAAAACCATTCTAAGGCACAAGTCAAAAGACAGAAAACACATGGGAATGGATTTAAGAACAAATCCCATAGTGATGAATGGAAACTGAGACAGTCGGAAGTTATGAAACTACGACAGTCGGGAAAGAACAATTCTCAGTTTGGTTCCATGTGGATAACAAACGGAACTGAGAATAAAAAGATTTCTAAGCTTGACATTATACCGGAAGGATGGTATAAAGGTCGAAAGATGAAATAATTGGGGCACGTCTATGGGGTAGCGGGCGATCCTTGCAAGATTGCCGTCATCGGGTTCGATTCCCGAGTGCTCCACCAATTTAGGAGTTTGTTAATGTTTAGTGAAAAACGAGTTGGTATTTAAGTAATATGCCGGTCTAGCTCATGGGGTAGAGCAGCGGTCTCCAAAACCGCGTGTGTAGGGTTCGAGTCCCTAGTCCGGTGCAAACAATATGCGGGCGTGGCGTAATTGGTAGCCGCGTTAGATTTAGGTTCTAATGTCCTTGTGACGTGTGGGTTCGAGTCCCTCCGCCCGTACCAAGAATCGTCCAGTCTGCGAAGGACGTTAAGCGCAAAGCAGGGGAGCAAGGATGATGGAAGTTGGCCCGAAAGGGTAGCATTGGTACTTGCGGCGCTATCTGAGATTGGGTACGATAGCAATTTGCGGGCATGGCGTAAGGGGAACGTACCTGGTTGCCAGCCAGGAGTCGAGGGTTCGAATCCCTCTGTCCGCGCATAGAGTGCATGAAATGTCTAAATAGCATCATAGGATTAAGACTATGAGGATATTTCATGCACTACATCATATATCAAATTACCAATACAGTGAACGGTAAGATTTACATCGGCAAACACCAGACTGATAATTTGGACGACGGATATATGGGCTCCGGGAAGGTTCTCATCTATGCCATCGAAAAGTACGGCATAGATAAATTCGAAAAGAAAATTCTCCACGATTTCCCTTCTGAATCAGAAATGAATCATGCGGAAGCTGAGTTGGTGACAGAAGAATTCTGTAAACGCGACGACACATACAACCTATGTCCAGGAGGACAAGGTGGCTTCGGATACATCCAAAATCATCCTGATCGGGATAGGTGGAACAAAAAAGGAAGAAAGGCTACCGACACATATTTGAAAGAGAAATATGGAGTCGATAATCCTTCCCAAATACCAGAGATTAGATCGAAGCATAAGGCTTCTTTGGCCCGACGGAGGTTATCAGGAGAGAAATTTGGTGATCCTCAGGGATTTAAAGGAAAATCTCACACCGACGAGTGGAAATCCAAACAATCCGAGATTATGAAGCGCAAGCAGTCTGGAGATTCCAACTCACAGTTCGGTTCTATGTGGATCACTAATGGAGTTGAAAATAAAAAGATAAACCGTCTTGACAAAATACCGGAAGGATGGTATAAAGGACGAAAGATGAAATAACATGCGGCGCTGGCGTAAGGGTAGCGTAAGTGATTTCCAATCATTTGGTACGGGTTCGAATCCCGTGCGCCGCTCCAAACACATGCCCGAGCGATGTAATTGGCATAGCATATCACCCTCAGAAGGTGAGTTTTGCGGGTTCGAGTCCCGCCTTGGGTACCAAACATAATGGATACAGTATGAAAAAAGACCTTGAAATTCCGTCTATTGAAATCCTAAAGACCTTTGTTCTTGCGGAAGACACCTACGTTGACCTCTCGGTTATCAACGGTGTAACAAAAACGCAAGTTTTCAAGAAAGTTTCCGGCACAAAGAACACTTTTGATCTTGACAAAGAATATCCAGGTGATAAATTCGAGCAAGTTAAAGAGGAGTTCGAATGTTCGTAAGAAAATCCCTACTTGAGAATATGCGGAAGGAAAATCTTGCACTGCAAGGTATCGTGAACCATTTTAGAGGAAAAATTCTGGCGCGGGATAGAACAATTGACCGTCTTAGGGCAAAACTTATCAGTATGGAAAGTGAAAATACAGACATGGCACAATATACAAGTTATTCGTACGGAAACCTGTTGAATGGTAATGACAAATCTCTGTTTGAAATCATTCGAAAAAGTGATGGCAAATTTGTTGTTGGACCTGGATTTGAAACGTATGAGGAGGCACATAAAGTGGCTTCTGATCTTGCTCGGTCCAATGTGAATGAAGTGTTCTTGATTTTGGCACCGATTGCTGAAATCAAGGCAGATGTTCCTATCGTTTCGGAACAGAAATTTGAACCAGTCGATGTCGAGTCCAATAAGGTTCTCAACGGCTAATAGAATATGCCCTGGCGACGTAAATGGAATAGCGTACTTCCCTCAAAAGGAAGGTTTTGTGGGTTCGAGTCCCATCCGGGGTACCAATTCAACTACAACCACGAAAGAGTAGGCCTTAGGGCGAAATGGTAGTGGAAGAACGTGTTGAATTTTTAGGATGAAGTCAGCAACTCTAGGCTCAATGGGCCATAACTAAGTTCAGAGGACTGCATATCATCTAGTAGGAAAGACTTGACGGCTGATCATCCTGTAATCAAAGGTTGGCTTGTCGGAACTACGGATGGCAGTGTAATTAAACAAGGGTGGTTACTGCAACCAAGCTAAATTACAATAGTGAGAGGGGCGAGTCGTCCGACCCACCCAGAAACCTTCAGGAAGGTAAACCCCTCACTTGCGGCTGTAGCATTAAGGCAATGCAGCGGCTTCTAACACCGACGAAAGCAGGTTCAATTCCTGTCAGCCGCACCAACACTAAACGCTAAAAATGGAGAGTAAAATGGGTGATTATACCTAGACACGCGCGCCACCTGCCTAATATTGATCTTAACCAAACATCAAATCAATATTAGGAGAATCAAAATGAGTGTAGAACTTAAAATTAAAGCAAAACATCTGGCACTGGAACCTGCTATCATCCGTAAGGAAGAACAGCGAATCCGAAAGCAGATGAAATGGATGCGGGAAAACCTGCAGATCAACCACTGTAAAATCACCCTTTGGTCGTCAAAGCCTACCAATGAGCATGAAACGACCTACCGCAAACTTAATGACCAGCTGGTCAGTTTGCAAATGCATCGTGGAAAGGGCAGCAACTTGAGAATGGAAGCAAGAGCCACATACCTGGCAAGAGCTTTTATCGCAGGTAAACCCTACAAATCGGTTGAACAAAAAATCAAAGAGCCCGCCTTGAGCTATTACCTCATCAAACGCATTGCGAAAATGGTGACTAAATACGACAAGAGAAAGAGGCGTTCGGAAGAAGCGAACATCAAACTGGTCCAAGAGTGGATCAACATGTAACAAAAGTGCCGTTTTAGCTGAGTTGGTTTAGCACCGATCTTGTAAGTCGGGGACGGGGGTTCGAATCCCTCAAGCGGCACCAGAAATTGGAAGGCAACTTCCTACGAATTGCGGAGTGGAGCAGTGGTCAGCTTGCCGGTCTCATAAGCCGGAGGTCGTAGGTTCGAATCCTACCTCTCGCAACCATTACAAGGCGTCCTTTGGGACGCCTTTTTTTCTTGGTCACATAAATATTCATATAGTTCTTGACAGGAGAGTATTATATGGATAATGATGAATTCGAGGATTTCAAAACAATGATTTCCAATTCATACCATTTCGGTCTAACATTGGATGATATGTATTCGTGCATAAACATGAGCGAGACCATCGACCAATTTGAAGCTGGAATGGATGCCACAGTTGCATTGAATGACCTTATTGACGATTATTATGCCAGTCCAATATCGGACGCTATGATAGATTGTTATATCCAACACAGCCTGGGTCAGCTTGATGCAAAAACCATTGCCGAAATTGCTCTTGAACATGATGTGGAAGTAGGGGAAATTTACAAACGTCTGGATTCAAGGAAATCGGATTATAAACGTACTAGGAGGTACTGACATGACTAAAATTTTTACCTTGATGATGGCCGGGCTTCTCCTGCTCTCTCCGACATATTCCTATGCACAGGCAGGACGCAATTGCGCCGCACGTGAAGTTGTTGTAAGCAGACTGGCCGAAAAGTACAGCGAGACGCGACAAAACATCGGTCTGGCTGGACCAGGTGTGGTTATGGAAACCTACGCGTCTCCAACCGGAACATGGACAATCGTGATGAATTTTCCGAATGGTGTTGCCTGTCTCATTGCCTCAGGCCAAGCCTACGAAAACTTAGAAGAAAGCCTTCCCAATACCGACGATGATACCTAATCATCGAAAGAGTAAAGGAGGCTTTCGCCTCCTTTTTACTTTCTTGTCATGAATGCTTGGGCACCGAAGAATGCCATAATAATTCCGGCCTGAGTGACATAAAACATTTCAATCATGTTGCTTAATGCAGCCACCCGCTCAACACCGATAAGAGGAGTGAGTAGGATAAAGGTTAGAGCTATGACCGCAATTACGGCGATCCAAACGATCCTACGCTGTTGGTCCGACCTCTTATCTTGATTCTCTATCTCCAGTCTTTTCTTTTCTAATTCCAATTCTTGTTCTGTCATATCAATTCTCCTGTTGACTTAGGAATATTTATGTGATATGCGACTTTATCCACCCTAATGTGAGGAATAATAATGAATGATCAAATTTTCACACAAGCGCAAGTAGACGAAATTGTGGATTTCTTATCCAAGCAGTCTACAGAAACAAAGCTATATTTCGGCTGCGACTCCGTGCGGTTCATGAAAGAAGGAGTACAATACGCCAAGTTTGCTACCGTGCTTATCGTCCACATCAACGGTAAGAATGGTTGCAGAATTTTCGCAAACAAGGCCGTAGAGCGTGACTATGATATGAAGGCGAACCGCCCAAAAATGCGGATGATGAATGAGGTCATTCGCGTGTGTTCGCTTTACAAGCAGTTGATGCCTCACATTGAACAATTCTCGGAACTGGTTGAGCTACCAAACGGTGACATCCAAGTAAAGGAATTTGATGTGGAAATTCACCTGGACATCAACACCGACCCTAAGCACGGTTCTAACTGTGCAGCTAAAGAAGCGGCGGGTTACGTCCTAGGCATCACTGGCATTGAGCCAAAGCTAAAGCCTGAATCCTGGGCAGCAAGCTTCGGTGCAGATGCGGTTGCAAACAAGTCGACCAAAATCGGCACGTAACCACATCCAAATAAATTATCGAAAAGGCGGTCTTCGGATCGCCTTTTTTCTTGACATCATTCCACACCTATGGTAGAATTCTCTTAACGAGATTGAAATGGATTATAATATATCATGGACAACAAACAGAAAACATTGTTCAAACATGCTCTTTCAAATGAGAATGAGAATGAGGCATTCGCTGCACTTAGAAAACTCAGAAAGATGGGCATCAAAGAGATTCCGCAAAGCGGCACACAACAGTCTTCCGATATTGAGCAAACGAAAATTCTGTATCAGCGATATATGGATTCCGAATACCAGCGTTCTGTTCTAAGGATGGATTATAACAAGGCATTGTTTGCAAACAATCAACTGATTAAAAGAATTCAAAGTGCAGAATATTCGCTTGTATTCTGGAAAACCATTGCTATATGTAACTCAGTTGGTGTTTTCCTGGTATATCTGCACAAGGTGTTTTACTGATGATCACATACGAATTTCTTACTACCCTGGATGCTAAGCCTGTCATCAAGATGGGATATGTTGAAAAGGTTTTGGATTCTGCTGTGGAATATTTCTTCAAAGACGTTTCGGTGAATGGCATATACAAAATTTACGTCAACTTTGTTGAGGAGTTTGATTATGATAGGCCGAATTACCGCACTAGAGGCCATGTGAAATTTAACAAATTCGTTACTGGTCAATACGCTCTGGTGGAAATTCGGTCTGATTTGACCTGGGATGTTTTCTGCCGTGTTGTGTTTCATGAATTTGCGCATATCAAGCAAAACATGGAAAACAGACTGATTTTCAGCGATATTCCTGGAACTATTATTTGGGAAGGTCTGCTTATGAAAAAGACTGCGCCAGTGGATTGCTTTTCTTCTTACCAAGAGCTTCCCTGGGAAAAGGAGGCTCGGTCCTTTGAAGAAGTTGGTAAGAAAGTTGTCCTAAAGTCCTTGGGGCTTTTGGGATATTGGAAATTACAATTTGACATTATGATGGGAACGTTGTATGGATAAAGATGAAATTTTGGAAGCCATTCGCGCTGCTGAAAAGCGGTCTAAGGAAGTTCCGGTTGATTACAAAAATATTGAAGAATATTTTGAAATCGCCGAGTCCGATCCTGATCCGGACGGCGACTTTTCTGCTGGCTCAGACGAGTGGGACTGATATGAGTAGTTTTAGAATTTTAGTATGTGGAGGAAGAACGTATGGTAAAGTCTGGTCCTACGAAATCTCAGATTGGGTCACAGACGCAAGAGCCATCGAACAACTCCATCGGGTATTGGGCGAAACTTGTTGCCGAACTGCAGCCAGACTTGCCGCAAAAGATAAGTTGTTCGACTGTCCGTCCTACTGGTCCGAAACTGGTTCTGATAAATCCGATTGGATCGGGGACACACCCACTGCACTCGAAATTTTACGAAAGGTCGGTAGACCAGTTGAAATCGTCCACGGAGACGCAATTGGAGCAGACAAACTCGGAGGAGACTGGGCAAAACTCCACGGAGTGACAGAACACGCTAGTCCAGCAGATTGGAAGAAGCACGGTAAAGCCGCTGGATACATTAGGAACGCTTCCATGCTCAAAGACTACCAGCCAGATTGCGTTGTCGCTTTCTTTGCTGAGAACCACGAAAATCGAGGCACAAAAATGATGTGCAAAATTGCAACAGACGCAAAAGTCCCTGTTTGGAGAATTAAATGAGTACAATTTCTTTACAAATTGACCTAGAAGACGTTATGGATGAGATCGATGATGAGGATTTGATCAGGGAGGCTGAAGCCCGAGATTTGGTCTGCATTCCCACCATCACTAACGATGAAATTCAATATATTATTTCTCGACTTGATGGTGGAGGAATAGGAACAACTGAATATTTCATACGAGAAAAATTGATCAAAGTATGGAAGGACAAGATTTAATGGGATATTACACAGATTGGAAAGTTCGGATCATTCCTGAGTCCGAAGAAGAAAGGGCCATTAAAAATCTGAATAGGATTTCTGGTTATCATTTTGACTCTAATGGATATCTTGGGGAGGCAAAATGGTATGAGTCCGAAGACAGTCTGGCCAAACTGACAATGGCCATACCAGATATCATCGTTATTGTGGATGCAGACGGTGAGGAATCCGGGGACATCTACCGCTTGTATGCGTGGAACGGTAAAGTGGAATACGTTAAACCTGTAATGACGTATCAGGAACCGGATTGGATGGAAGAGGCTAATGATGTGGTGGAAAAGGCAATCCTTAGACGTATCCGAGAAGAGGAAGAAAAGGAAAAAGAGCTTTTGAAGAAATTGGTTGACAAGCACGGTCTTCCGGAGGATAAAGAATGATGAAATTTGCACCGAAATACTTTGTCGGCATCAAGGGCGATCTTGGATTCGCTACTCCTGATGGCACAGATGCGGCCGCTAGGAAGCGTAAGAAAACCGTAGGAGATTGGGCAGGAGCTTATGTCTGGGCATACGATCAAAACGGCGTAGGCTATAAGGAATATGATGAGGGATCATTTGAAACCTTCGATAATGTTCCAGTTTCCGGTTTCAACCTCGGCAAGAGCGTGTCCCGGTGGTCTACATCCAACAAGTGGTTTCGTATTAGTGATCCGCGAGGTTTCGACTTGGAAATCTCGGCAGAAAATCTGGCTGAACTGATCCAAACATCCGATATTCTCAAAGGTGAGCTCCAAGGGAAATTCGTCTGGATGCGGAATGCAGCGACCAACTACCTGGTTTCCGAAAATCACGAATCTTATCTGACACGAAATGATGAATCCCAAAACACTTACAAAGTTCAAGTTGGTGTTCCATTTATGTTTGACGGTAAACCACAGGTATATCTTGGCAAATTTTATGTCGGTGGAATTGCTATGTCTCGCAGGAATAAATTGAAGCCCAGTGTTGCTAGATCCACGTGGGGCTTTAGAAAGAGCGATTATGAATATATCACCGAATATTCTGAATTCAAGGATGAGAAACCTGTCCACGTTTATATCCATCGGGCATTAGACTACATGACTAAAGAATATTGTGTCCAAGTTGAATTCCGTCGGTCGAAAATTCCCAACAAGAAATGTACTGCAAGCGATGATACATGGCTGACAGAACAAAATTTCGACTTGACAGATGGTTTTCATGATGCATATACGTATATTGAATATCCTGGTGGATACACTAAACGGTCGACATTTTCTGAGAAATTTGAAGACCTTTCTGCCAAATTGAATACGGTCAGGGCGGAAGAAACAAGAGAAAAACTGTTTTAAGGATTATCTATGACACAAGAAATTGGTTTTGAACCGATACTTTATCTCCTGGCTCGCTGGGACATCCCCGATATGAATCCTGGTAAACTTGGTGCACAATGTGCCCATGCCGCCGATGAATTCCATGATCTGGCTACAGCCGAGATTATTCTTTGGCCAGAAGATCATTTTGCTCGGGTTTGGTCAAAATGGTGTGGTGATCGAAAGTTTGGCACAACCATTGTTCTGAAAGCGACCAACGCCGAAATTGAGGACCTTGTATATGCAGGCAGCTACAAATTCTCAGACTACGTCCACGATCCCACTTATCCAATCCGCAACTGGCAAGGAGAAATTTTTACCGTGCCGATGAACACTGTTGGTTGGATTTTTCCAACATCTCCTGAAGGCGTAGACGCCATCAAAAATTCTGGACTGGAGCTGTATCCATGAAATTTTCGAAAATTAAAAAGGTCACGTATGAGGTAACCTATCTCAAAGTTGATGCCCATGTCCGATATCACGAGGACGCCGAAGTCAATGGCGTGGAGGATTCGGATGGCAAACTGATGCCCTTTATGGAGGGAAACCAGTGGACATTCTGGATCAACTTGGATGATGGTTCGATTGTGGAATGGCCAAATGGAACTACCGCCAAAACTCATTACAAGGTCTGTGATGAAGGAGTATATGGCCTGTATGACATTTTCGGTAAAATGATTGCTGAGCGAGATTGGTACGTACCTGGAATGCTTGGTCCAGGTGGATATGGTGACTATATTATCCTTGATATCGATGAAAACGGATTCATCAAAAACTGGAATCCAGATTTATCCCACTTTTACGAAAATGATGATTGACAAGATGGGTCCAGCTAGTTAAGTTGGACCTAACTTAAAGGAGAAAGACATGAAAGTATATTGGGTAGGCGGCGCCGTACGTGATCTGGAAATGGGTCGTGTCCCTAAAGATGAAGATTTTGTGGTCGTCGGCGCAACACAAAAGGAAATGTTGGACCTGGGATTTGAACAGGTTGGTGCAGACTTTCCAGTCTTTCTCCATCCTGTTACTCGTGATGAATACGCTCTGGCACGGAAAGAGAAATCCACTGGCAAGGGCTATCACGATTTTGAAGCTGAATTCGGTCCTGACGTAACTCTGATGGAAGACCTGATGCGCCGCGACCTGACGATGAACGCAATGGCGATGGACGAAACCGGAGAAGTGTTCGATCCGTTCGGGGGACGTCTTGATATAAAGGCTAAACTCCTTCGGGCAGTATCTCCTGCATTCAAAGATGATCCTGTTCGCGTCCTGCGTCTGGCACGGTTTCGGGCTCAACTTGGTCCGAACTGGAAAGTTGCATCCGCGACTAAGGAAATGTGTCTCAAAATGGTGGCAGAAGGGATGCTGAATTCTCTGACCAAAGAACGCGTCTCCCAAGAGCTTATGAAAGCACTGGATAGCGATCATCCGCGAGTGTTCTTTGATACGCTGGATCAACTCGGCGCTCTGGAGACGGTGTTTCCTGTAGTCCACAAGATGAAATCCGTTGAGGAAAATCTGAAATGGCATCCTGAAGGCAACACCTATGAACACACAATGTTGGTTCTGACCGCTGCCAAGAAAGCTGGTGCAAATCAAACCCAAATGTTCGCTGCACTGACCCACGACTTCGGTAAGACCTTAACTCCGGTTGAGGAATATCCTGCGCACAAAATGCACGAGGTTCGTGGTGTTAAACTGGTTCGGAAATTCGCAAATGAAATGCGAGTGACCACATCCATGCGGAAAACTGCCGAAGTTGTGTGCCGTTATCACATGCACCTCCACAAAATGGACGTCATGCGGGCAAAAACGTTCGTTAAGATGTTTGATGGCATGGGTGCCTGGAATAATCCAGCTGTTGTCGGCGACCTGTTTGTAGTTGGACTTGCTGATATGCGCGGCAAGCTTGGTAATGAGGATGCACCTACGTGCAACCGTACACGCCTCCTGGATACATTCCGCGCAGCAAAGGAGGTCAAGTTCATGGAAGTTGTCCAGAGCATGAAAGGTGTTGGCAAGTTTGATTACCAGAAGTGGTCCGGTGAGCGTAAAAAGCAAGTCATGTTCCAGGCACGGACTAAAGCTGTTGCAGAGGTTCTAAATGATGGAAGATAAAAAAATCCGTCCTTGGGCTTGCAAATGGTCTTGGGACGGATTAAAGTATTATAGAATCTATTTCGCCGGTGGTGCCTATACCTACCTGTATTACGTCTATTGGTGGAATTGGCTGAAAAAGGAATACCGATATTGGGGTTACGATGAATTCTGGTATGATTGTCCACACAACAATTTTGGGTTCTGGTTCTTTAATGTGAGTTGGTCCAGTCCATGGACCAAGATGAGGAAAGAAGACAATGGATAAAATCAAGTTCAGAAAAGCGGTAGACTACGTATCCGTAAATATGGAATATAATCCCAAATACTACCACAATTTCAAGCACGTTTCCAGTGTTGTGCAAAGGTTGGGTGGGCCTGGATGTTCTGCGGAGTTGAAACTTGCGGCTTTGTTCCATGATGTTGTCTATGATGATCAACCAGACAAAGAGCTCCGGTCTGCCCAGGCTGCAAAGACGTGGCTGACAGCAAATTGGCCAGAAGTTGACGCAAACCGAGTTTATGAATTGATCATGGCCACGGAAACTCACAAAATCAAAAACTACCTTGATGATGACGAGGCTATTTCCTTGATCAAAGCCGATTTGTACACTCTTACCGAGCCGCTGTTGACAATTTCGAATTTCGCGAAAATCAACATGGAATCCCAGACCCTATATGGGATTGATCAATATGATGCGGCCGCCGCCTCTCGTACCTTTATGATGACCTTCAAAAAGACGATGTTGGAAAATTATGCGTTGACTGGTGACGAATTCTGGTTTAAAGCTGTACAAGGTTGCGAGACAACCACTATGTTGGCAAATGATGTAATTCGGAGAAAGTGATGTCGGACTTATGTCCAGTATGCAAGCGGAGTTTCAGTTTCTCTTGCGACAATGATATGGACGCAAGCCGATGTCCGTTCATTCCCAGGTCGGACTGGTCCTTGTTTTTGGACGATGAGCGATTTCCTGTGGATGACGGACGAAACTGGAGAATTGCTAGGACAAAGAAGCATGCCCTGGACTACTGTGTTGCATACGGTGCACCGGAGCATATCAGCTTTGACCACGATCTGGGCTATAATCAGCCCTCAGGAATGGATTTCGTGAAGGAATTTGTTCGACTTGACCAAGAAAAAGCTATTGACATTCCCGTTGATTTCACGTTTTATGTTCATAGCCAAAATCCGGTGGGTGCAGAAAACATTCGCCAATACTTAACACAATACCTTCGGGTTAGATAAAGGAATATATCATGGGTTGCTGGAACGGAACTTGCGGACTTACAAATCTGCCTATTATTGCGGGTGATAAAATGTACGTTTTTCCAATTGCAGAAAACTACTCGGACAGTTTTTGCTACTCGACGGCATTCTATCGTCCGAGTGTGGTACCATTCGTCGCCGACTACAACGATTATGGTGCCGGTGAAAATTGCACTGGACCTGCCCTTGATCTTTTGATTGAAGGTATCAAAGGTTCATTGGTCGAAATGGAAGTCGGCGAAAACAAGTACCATGACATCGAAATTAAGCGCGAGGACTTCGATGTGGATAAGTTCTTTGAAGCTTGCCACGAGGGCCGACTGGAATATCTCAATCCAATGCGTGGTTGGAAAGGCCAACCACAAACCAAAAAGATGTATTTCACTATGATCCGTAAGGATGTTGTGGATCGTCTGTGGTCCGAGTGGAAATTCGACATGTGGAAAGGCTCTGACTGCGATTATGTTCCTGAAGGTTTTGAGACTGACCAGTATTACATCAAAAATGTAACCTACGAGCGCCTGGCTGAATTGCTTCCCGAATATATGGAAGCACGTTATGAAAAATTCCAGAAAAACGTTAAGGTGGCAAAGGAAACCGATGACGAACAGGCTAAGATTGCTGTCTACCAACTCTTGCAAGGCTACTTCTTCCAGTCATATAAAGACCGCGACCACATTCTGTCAGATAAGTTTTCGCATATCTTTGGTTCCGGATATGCCGACGGTGGATTCCACAACTTTATTCCCGATCTATCTACCGAAATCGTTGCGCTCTATATTTCAGGCAAAAAAGAGGAAGCAATTGAACTCCTTCGCCAATGTCTTGTCGGTTACATGGTAAATTCGTACATGGAAGCCGTTCGCAAAATTTGGACGCCGCCGATGCACCAAGGTTCCCAGAGCCAAGAATTTTCTGAATATAAACTCTTGAATTCGATCATGAATGATATTATGGTTGAGAAAGAAAAGGAATATGACTGGGAGGAATAATCCCAGTCACATAAATACCGTATAAGAGCTAAAGGAGGTTTAGCAATGTTTGAAATGGTAATTCAATATTTTTCTGGGTTCTGGGGCACGATTGAACTCCTCGGAACCATCGCCAGCCTGATCTGTGTGTATCTCGCTGCGAAGCACAATCAATGGACCTGGTTTTTCGGTGCCATTGGTGTGGCACTATTCGGAGCTTTGTTCTTCGAATTCAAACTGTATTCCGACGCCGGTCTCCAAATTCTGTTCTTCCTACCCATGCAAGTTTGGGGTTATTTTTACTGGAAGAAGCTGGCCGAATCGTCTGAGAATGACAGCATCACACTCTCCACTGATCCTTACAAATTCCTGAGTATCCTATTTGCCATCGCTGGACTAACTGCGATTAACGGCTGGCTCATGCTCAATTACACGGATGCAAGTTTTCCGTATGCCGACGCGTTCACCACGTGGATGAGTGTCTTTGCTCAAATCCTGATGATCCGTAAATACTGGCAGTCGTGGATTTTGTGGGTTGTCATGGACGTCTTTGCCATCTATATCTACTTCCAGAAAGAACTCGTGGTTGTGTCGGGACTTTACGTTCTGTTCCTGATCATGGCTAGCGCAGGTCTGGTAAAGTGGTACAAAGACTGGAAAGGTCAAACGGTATGACTGAAAAAGTAGGAGCAACAATCGGAAAGTTTATGCCCTTTCATAAGGGGCATAAACACATGATCGACTCGGCACTGGCCGTCTGTGATGTGTTTTACATCATTGTGTCTGGAAGGGAAGATGATGCAATCCCTCTTTCCCACCGAGTCCTGTGGCTTGAAGCTGAATATGACAGCCAAGATTTGGTCACTGTCATCAAGCACGAGGACAACATTCCCGTAACGACCGTAGACAAAGACGGAACCTGCACAGACCCCGAGTTTTGGAAAAAGTGGGAAGCCGAATTCAATCGAATTCTTCCTGAGAAAATCACCCATTTTGTTTCTTCGGATATGTACGGTAAAAAGGTCGCTGAGGTTTTGAACTGTGAATGGCTTCCTATTGACCCAGGCCGAGAGTATATTCCCATTTCGGGTACTCAATGTCGATATGACATGGAAGCTAACTGGAACATGCTCACCGAAGACGTCCGACGCGATTTCGTGACCACAGTAGCAATTGTCGGTCCGGAGTCCACAGGAAAAACGACTTTGGCAAGATCGATGACCCCGGAAGCCACGTATATTCCTGAATATGGTCGGCATCTTTCTGAGGTTAAGCCGGAGCTGGAACTAAAAGACTTCCAAACAATCACTTTGATCCAAGATCGAATTGTTGAGAATGCAAGATGGGACGCGGAAAAGCCACTAATTGTCACCGACACCGAGGCTTACACCACATATCTGTTTTCCAAGTTTTACACCGGAGAAGGAGATATTTGGTCTAAATCTATCGCGGAACATATTCAACAGTTTGACCTTTACGTCTTGCTTGCGCCAACTGTACCTTGGGTTCAAGATGGAACTCGGGTGGTAGACACGGAAGATCAGCGCCAATGGTTTTTCGATGAAATGAAAAAGTTTCTTGACAAAATCAAGGCAAACTATATTGTGGTTGATGATGAGGACTTTGCCGAACGGCGACGCCAAGCATACCAAGCTATCACCAAAACACAAAAACAAAAGCTAAAGGAGGTTTAGCATGAAATATGACACGGCAGTTTTTATCGGACGTTTCCAACCGTTCCATTTCGGACACAAATACATCATTGAACAGGCATTGAAAATTGCCGAGGAAGTTATCGTCATTGTCGGTTCGTCCTTTGCAGCGCCGTCTGTTCGAAATCCGTTTTCGTTTGATGTTCGAAAGGCGATGATCAAGGCTGAATTTCCAGATGATCGGATCAAAGTCGTTGGTCTCATGGACTATCCATACAACGATACCAAGTGGATTAAAAACGTCAAATCTCTGGTCGAAGAAAATCGGTCAATGTCATCGTTTCCTCAAAGTACGGTTCTTGTAGGATATGGTAAGGATGAAACTTCCTATTACTTGAAAATGTTCCCGTCCTGGGACAGCTTTGATCCCGGCGAGGCAAAACTTGTCCCCGGCAAGATGATCAATGCTACCGACATTCGGAATAGGTTTTATGCACACAAGACCCACTTTGTTCAGGAAGATTTCATTCCCAGTAAAGCAAGGAACGTACTGAATAGCAGATACTGGTCCATTAATGAGGACGGGTTTGACGTGTCATGCTCTGATGTGTGGCAGACTATTCTGGATGAATATGATTTTTCCGTGAAGTATGAAGCCGACTTCGGTGTAAACATCTTCGGCAAAAAGCCAATCCACATGACCGTGGATGCCTTGGTGACACAGGCAGATAAAATTCTGTTGATCCGACGCGGCAAACTTCCTGGTAAAAACCTGTGGGCATTGCCTGGTGGATTTCTTGAGCCTGATGAAACTCTGATGACTGGAATTATCCGAGAGCTACGGGAAGAAACAAAGTTGAAGGTGCCAGAACCAGTACTTCTGGGTTCCATCAAGAATTCCAAAACATTCGATTCCGTACGTCGGTCCATTCGTGGCCGAGTTATCACCCACGCAACGCATTTCAAGCTAAATGATGACAAGCCATTGCCCAAAGTAAAAGGTAGCGATGATGCCTGGCATGCTGAGTGGGTGGACATTGAAAAAGTCGATCCAGAAAAAATGTTCGAGGATCACTACGGAATCATTGACTATTTCCTGAATATCGCGTAGGATGACATCATGAAATATAACAGAAATACAGGAAATTATCCAAAAATTGACGACAGGGTGGAAATTTGTCATACAAATTCCACACTAGACACGGAAAAGGGTGTTGTGATTGGATTTGTTGATATGATGGAATATTGTGCCATTGTTTTAATGGATAAGCCAGTAAATCTTAAACATCCTGGAGTTCGTGGATTAAGTATTCCAGTTTCCTGTCTAAAGCAAGTGTGGTGACATAATGAACAACGAAACGACTTTTACAGATGCACTAGGCCAAACTCCTGTCCTGGGAGATATTATCTTCTACGGACAAACCGGACGATACTCTGAATTTATGATCGGCAAGGTGGTAAAACTGACGCCAAAGGGAATTCGGATCAAATGTCTCAAAGGCGACCGAGGAAGTCAAACTTCCAAATACAAAAATGAATTCCAAGTAAATGATGGATCACATGCCGTCATTATTACCGATGTGCCGGCAGCAGAAAGGTTTAAAGATGCCGTTTCCACTCTATGAAGGTCCTGAAAAGGCAGACAAAGGCCAAGAAAACGGTAGCTGCAACCGATCCCAATGTCAAGACGATGGCGCCAACTGGTACAATCATGGATCAATGGCATGGTACTGCGCCAGATGCCGACATGATATCGAATTTGATTCTTTCAATTTCCAAGACTGGAAAAGAAATTTTGAACCGCAATACGGACATCCAATGTTCGAAACCCGAGCAATGATTGATGCTCGGACAAACAAAAGCTAAAGGAGGTTTAGCACATGAAAAATCTAATTAATCTAATCATTTCCACCGACTCCTACAAAATGAGCCAATACCTGCAATACCCAAAGGATACTGCATACATCAGTTCCTATATTGAGGCTCGTGGTGGAGAATATTCTACTACCGTATTCTTTGGCCTGCAAGCATTTATTTCAGAATATTTGCTGGAGCCAATCACTATGGCGGACATCGATTTTGCCGAGGACATTATCCTTGCGCACGGTGAGCCATTCAATCGTGAAGGCTGGGAATACATCGTCCGGGAGCACGGTGGTAAGCTGCCACTGCGTATCCAGGCAGTTCCCGAGGGTAGTGTCATGCCAACGCGAATTGCACAGGTCCAGGTCGTTAACACTGATCCAAAGTGCTTCTGGCTGACCAGCTACATTGAAACTGCTTTGCTCCGTGCAATCTGGTATCCTTCGACTGTTGCCACCGTTTCTCGCCAGATGAAAAAGTACATTGCACTTGGTTTGGAAAAGACATCCGATATTCCTGTTGAGGATCAAATCGGCTTCAAGCTGCACGACTTCGGTGCGCGTGGCGCAACATCGCAGGAAGCCGCTATGCTCGGTGGTATGGCTCACTTGGTGAACTTCCTTGGAACGGACACCGCCGAAGCGTTGATTGGTGCAAAATATCTGTACGGTGAAACCATCGCTGGCTTCTCCATTCCTGCATCTGAACACTCCACGATTACTTCCTGGGGCAAAGATGGTGAGATTGAAGCCTTCGAAAACATGGTCGAAACTTTCGGAGGTGAAGGCAAAATTTACGCCTGTGTCTCCGACTCCTACAACATCTACAAAGCGGTTGATGAACTGTGGCCGTCCATCAAGGATAAAATCATCGAAAAGGGCGGAACTCTTGTGGTTCGTCCTGACTCCGGTGATCCACTGACTGTTCCGATTGAAGTCATTGAACGTCTTATGGACAAATTCGGATACACCGTGAACTCGAAAGGTTTCCGTGTTCTTCCGGAATACATTCGAGTTATTCAGGGTGACGGAATTAACGCACAATCTCTGCCGAAAATCATTGACAACCTTATTGAGTCTGGTCTATCATTGGATAACATCGCATTCGGTATGGGTGGTGGACTTCTCCAGAACGTCAACCGCGATACCCTAAAATACGCGATGAAAGCAAGCGCACGTATGGACACTAATGGTGTTTGGCACGATGTTTACAAAGACCCGGTACACGGAGGTAAAACCTCCAAGAAAGGTCGTCTTGCTGTTCAACACTATCCACGTGGCGCATGGGTGACCATGCCTGAGGATATCCTTGATAGCCGTTCTGAGCAAAATAACATGCTCCAGGATGTGTTTGTAAACGGCGATCTTGTCCGAATTGAGAAATTCTCGGCCATCCGTAAGCGCGCCGAACTGTAAATGGTGGGGCTAAGCCCCACCTACACCAAAGGAATTTATAATGTTTTTGACAATTTTGGGACTATTCACTCTTTGGATGATTGTCGGCACTTCAATCGTATTTGCCATATCCATGTACGAAAAGGACACCATCTATATCCGCGACTTGCCCATTATGCTGTTTCTGACGGTAATCTGGCCAGTTGCAATAGTCATCTGGTCTATTGAATTGCTGGAAAAACGGCAATTTGGAGATCGGGTTATGTTTGACTTCTCGGAGAAATCTGATGAAGATTGATTATCAAATCGGAAATATGTTTGAAAATTACCATGAGCCTATAATTTTTCTTGCCCATGGTTGTAATGCTAAGGGAGTTATGGGCAGCGGAGTTGCGGCTGAGGTCCGTGATCGATATCCGTGGGCATATAGCAAATATCGCAAAAAGTTTCAGGAATCAGGACTTGCGCCTGGGAGTGTGGTGGAAGCATCCAAATATGTCGATGACCGAACCATTTATGTGTTCAACTGCATCACGCAAAATTTGTACGGTCGTGACGGAAGACGTTATGCCAATTATGGTGCAATTCAAAAATGTATCAGACAGATTGACTTCCTAGTCACAACTAAGTCTGCCTTTGACACTATTAAGCCAGAGGTTAGATTTCCTATGATTGGTGCCTCACTAGGAGGAGCTGATTGGAACATTATTTCCAAGATAATCGAAAGGGAATCCGAAAACTTTCGCCCTGTTGTTTACGACATGACACCATAAGGACACACAATGAATCCAGAACAAATCGCGAAGGTGTGGGAGGCAAATGACCTGCGCACCAAGATGAATGTGGCGGCCGAACGTTTTGATTCGGTTATGCCAAAAATGGAAAATGAAGCCAAAGCATTTAAGCGGGCATGTTTTCGTGAAGGCTGGAAGGCTTGCGAAGCTGAGTTAAACACCCGGGCACAGGAGAAACTCGACCGTGGCTAATTCAGTTGAAAAATTCAGAAGTATGCAGAAAATTATCGGCGGATGCCATGACGGTTATTGTGTCATTGAAAAGCCTAAAGGAATGCACACCAATGGCGGATGCAGTTGCTTGGAAGACCTTAACTTCCAGGGTCGTCAAAAAGTCGGACACATGCTCCGGGCAGCACAGGAAATGGTAGACGACATTTCAAGTTTGGAAGAGGAAAACCAGAGGCTTAGAAAATCTTTGGAATTATACGAAAAAGAGGGTTGACTTCGGTCAGCCCTTATTTTATGTTGAACACAGATAAACGAAAGGTTGAACAATGAGCAAGAAATTCGGTGATAAAACTCCAGCACAATGTGGCGAACGCGATGTTCTGTACGGACGCCGTCTTATTCCTCACAAGGAAGTGGATTATGTTCGCCTGTTCAACCTGACTGAGGAAGAAGTGGCTGAATATAAAATCGCGTACCGTGCTGCCATGGACGCCGGACTATTTGCGGAGGCAATCAACTAATGTTTAAATCTCTTATCGTTTTCGTTGGATTGCCGGGGTCAGGCAAGTCCACATATCTCAAAAAACTCCTTCGGGACATGCCTGAGGACACGTTCGTTTATTCTACGGACACAGCCGTGGAACGTATGTGTGCCGAAGCGGGTATGACATATGATGAGGGGTTTAAGACGTTTATCCGTGACGCCGAGAAAGAGTGTAAAGAGGGCCTCCGCAACGCAATGGATCAACATCGTGATATTGTGTGGGACCAGACCAATCTTAGTGCCAAGAAGCGTAAGTCCATTATCACGCGTTTTGACCAGCATCCCAACAACTATTCCAAGTTTTTGGTGAACTTCTTCCACACCAAGGAAGAACATGTTCCCATTCTGGCAAAACGTCTGGCATCCCGTCCTGGAAAAACTATTCCGAAAGAAATCGTCGCTGCAATGGTGGAAAGTTACGAGAAGCCGACCTACGATGAAGGTTGGGAACACATCACAAATCTGCCTCTGGGTATTGAAGAATGAGCGAATTTTCACCAGCATATAATGGATGCACCTGCATCTGTCACACCCAGCCTGGAGTGATGCATATTGCACCATGTTGTAGTCCATCACAATCGACACTTGTGGATCGTGTATTGGGTGCCACAGTGTCTTCCTGTACTTGTGGCACAAAAACTCCTGCTGTGGACTATCATGCCGAAGATTGTACCTACCGAGTTTTGTGTGAGGTACATAAGCTGTTGACTTCAAACAAGCTGTACGTTAAATGTGGGTGTGGCTGGTGCGGCGGCACTGGAAATAAAAAATGGTTTAAAGAATGTACACCCGAGACTTGTACGAATTGCAACGGCACTGGGAACTACTTTAAACGATATGGAGATA